TTGAGCAGGTCACACGTAAGGCAATCACGAATGTCTTCGATCGTCTTATTGATGAGGGTTATTCGCCTTCGATGGAGTTTGAGGGTAACTCTCTGACGATTTGGACGGAGGATGCGTCGGCTGAGTTTGTTGCGATTGTTAATCGTAAGCGGACAGGTTTTGGGGAGCATGTTCTGTCTATTCAGGCAGTTCAGGGTGAGGGTGAGTCGTATTTGGCTGAGATGGTGGCTGATGAGGCGGTTGAGATTGTTAAGAGGAACGTGAACGATGAGTAAATGTTACAAACTTCTATTGACCCTTATTGGAACCCTCAAACGGGTATAATAGCTTCTGTGGTTATGGCGGCAGCAGATGTTTAGATCACGGAATGAGGAATTCATCGTCCTTGATGATGGGGAGGAGTTGTTTAGGTCATGGTCGTTCGTTGCGACGGCGCGGTTCCTGGAACTGATGAATTGCGATCACAGGTTGGAGAGGTTGGGGACGGCGATAGATCGGGCGTACAGTCAGTTCCGGTCACCATTGGAGAAATTGGAGGTGATTATCGATATTCGGGAACTGTGATTACGGTCTATATTGGAACCAAAATGGTGTATGCCGGTGATTCGGTTACGCAAGCAATTGATCGAGTCTGTCAGCCAGGAGGGATTGAGTATGAACTGTGGACTCTCAGAGAAGGAGATTAGGGAGCATGAGGGGCCGCTCTGGTCCGGTAACCTTGTGATTGAGAAGGTTGAGGGCCGCTGGGTGCCTGGAGGGTGTCCTGCTAGGGTGATCGATAGGCAGGTGTTTGCGTCGCAGTATGGGATGTCTGCTAGGAAACTGGTTGAGAAGTTCGGTCACATTGAGGATTACCCGAGGAAGCGGTCATGGCTCAACAGTTGAATGACACTCTAGTCCCAACCATTTCTTACTGGTTGGCGATTGATGAGCAACTAGACCCGCATAAGTTCAGGGTTATCAGGCACTCAACCGTATCGGACACGTTCTATACATGTGAATACGGGACCGTTTCATATAGGGTTGACATTAACGCTACGCTAGTTAATTTCAAGCCTAAGGGTCGTCAACCTACTACCGTAATCTACGGTTACAATGAAAAGCCTTCCGAGCAGGAGATGCTTTCTCTGCTAGTTTTCTGGACCGCTAAACCCTTGTTCCTAGCGGTACCAGCACCAACAGAAGTCGAGGAACAAGACAATCAAGAAACACTCTTCTAGGAGGAAGACCAAATGAGCACTGAGATCACTACCAGCACCGCCGCTAACCCGCTTGCCGGAATGTCCGCCACTAACGGTATTTTCACTACCGTTAAGGGTGACGACTTTGAGACTAAGGCGAAGATTTTCAACGCCGTCAACGACGCTAAGCCGGTTTCCGACCTTTTCGGTAAGCCGTTCGAGATCGCGGATCTGGTGATCGAGTCGACGGAGTTCGTCAACGAGAAGACCGGTGAGATCGAGCCCGCCGTGCGGACCATCTTCATCACCCCCTCGGGAGACGCCTACCAGGCGTTCTCCGGGCCTATCTTCAACGCTGCCAAGCGCATCCTCACTCTCCTGGGAGAGCCCTCCCAGTGGCCCGCTCCGCTCAAGGTTAGGGTGACTGAGGAGGGGTCGGGCAAGAACCGCTTCTACAAGTTGACGCTGGTCTGACGTCGCCTAGTCGCTGGCTGCTAGAGTCCTCCCCGTCCTCCATAGGGAGGGCGGGGAGGATTTATCATGAGGTATAGCAAGGACGAACTTATCGCGTTGCGTAAGGCGGCGATGAAGTCTGAGTCACTGGTGACTCGTAAGATTAAGCGTATGGCTAAAGAGGACTACGGTATCGACATTTCGGGGATGGAATACGATCCCCGCGTGGGCAAGGACACCATTTCTAGGATGTCAGGTGACCGTCTTAAGAAACTCCTAGAGAAGCAAGCCTATTTTCGTAAGGCGAGCATTGGCTACTATAAGGGCGCTCGCGGAACCATTGTTACCCGGCAGTCATACCGCAACTACGTGAACTCCGTGAGGAAGATCAACAATAGCGTTGACGCCGAACAAGCCAAGTACCAGGATGTGTTTATCAAGCCGCTGGGAATGACGGTTAAGGAGCGGCGCGCGATGATGACGCCGACTCACCCCGTGCATGGTACCGAAGCGTATGACGGTATGAAGAAACTTAAGATCTACTCCCCCACCCAACTCATGGGCACCGAGGGTGCGAAGATGATTGCTCTGCGCAATGACGATATTCGCCGTCAGTACACGAGCAGGGAACTGGTGTCTAAGGCCCGGGGATATATGAATGACATGATGGATGTCATCGGGGATGAGGAGTTGCGCGTCAAGTTCAACTCTCTGTCTGACGAGCAGTTCTGGTTTACCTGGGCCTATACAGATTTTCCGAATGAGTTGGCGCTCAAGTATGACGCTATGATGATGCAAATGAGAGTTCTTGACGGGTCTAATCATCTCTCAGATGGGATGATTGATTCTGCGATGGAGCGTGGCGAGCAATCCATCGGCAGGGCAATGGAGTATTACAAGTATGCCAAGACACTCGATATCTAACGCTAGGTGCGCAGATTTCGAGACAACGACTAATCCCCTTGACTGCCGAGTGTGGTCATGGGGAAGTATGGCGGTCAACAACTATGAGGACTATGAGGTCGGGTTAGGAGTTGGCGCCTATGTCGCATATCTTCTTTCTGCGCCTAATGTGACGTTCTTCCATAATCTCGCGTTCGACGGTCTATTCATTATCGATCATATCCTGAAAAACGGATATAAATGGGTAGCCGACAAGCCGGGAAAAGGTGAGTTTTCCACGGTCATTAGTAATATGAACAAGTTCTACTCCATCACCATCATCTCAAAGGATGGTGTTAAGGCTGAACTGAGAGACTCACTCAAGAAAATTCCGCTACCCGTTAGGGACGTTCCTAAGGCGTTCAACCTTGAGTCTGTTAAGGGAGAGATCGACTATGAGGCTGAACGGCCTATCGGCTACCTGCCCACGGAAGACGAATGGAATTACCTGTACAACGATATTTATATCATGGCTCAAGCCATGCGCGTAGTTCTCGCAAGCGGAATGACCAAACTGACCGTTGGAGCCGATTCACTCGCAGAGTTCAAGTCTCTACACGGAAAAGGGTTCAGCAGAACATTCCCAACACTGTCGAAGACAGTAGACGACGATATCAGAGCGGCATACAGGGGAGGCATCGCAATGCCGTCGAAGAAATGGGCAAGGAAGAGGACGGGTCCCGGAATCGTTATTGACAAGAACTCAATGTACCCGTGGGTGATGAGGACTAAACCCCTACCCTATGGCAGACCGTGGTGGTCTGAGAGCGAGGACCCCGATGCCGACCTATACACAATCTCGATCACGTTCACTGCAAAACTCAAGCCGGGGCACCTACCCTGCATTCAACTCAAGCGCTCACTACAGTTCAACGCTAACGAGTTCCTTGAGTCGGTGCCTGAACCTACAACGGTCACTATTACGTCTATTGACCTTGAGTTGTGGATGCAGCAGTACGACATAACGATTTACTCGATTAGCGGCTGCTGGAATTTCAAAGCGACAGAGGGACTGTTTAACGATTACATTGATAAGTGGATGGCTGTGAAAGCAAATAGCACCGGAGGAGCAAGGACTATTGCTAAGCTACACCTTAACTCGTTGTACGGAAAGTTTGCCAAGAACACCGACGTTACCGGAAAGCGCCCATACCTTGATGAGAACGGGACCGTTCAACTCACAATGTGCGACCACGAGGAGAGCAACCCTGTATACACGGCCATGGGCGCCTTCATCACTGCCTATGCTCGCCAGGACCTCATTAACAGCGCCCAAGCGAACTACGATCGGTTCCTGTACTGCGATACGGACTCTCTACACCTCCTAGGTCCCGAGGAGCCCGATCTGTACCTACATCCGACGGAACTGGGTGCCTGGAAGGTGGAGCACGACGGTCAGCCGTTCGATGACGCCGTGTTCCTGCGAGCGAAACAGTACTGCGAGCGGTTCGGCGACCATGACGATGTTCACATTGCAGGGTTACCGGCCGAGATTGCCGCTCAAGTTCGATTGGAAGATATGTTGACACCACGAACCTGGGACGGTAAACTAGTACCCAAGAGAGTTCCCGGAGGAGTGGTACTCTCTAATACAACATTCACACTCAAGTAGAGGAGAAACTGAAATGGCACGCGTCAAGGCTGGACACAAGAACCTGACTGTTACCGTCACCGAGGAGGTTGCCGCCGCTCTCGACGAGGCTCACTGGACCCTGCGTCGTGAGGTCCCCGAGATTCTGACGGAGATTGTCACCAAGGGCGTGGAGGAGATTAAGGCGAGCACTGGCAAGTGACCGGGATGTCACCGGCTGAAACCGCTCGGCGCTTGATGGGTTGACACCTCCTAGGACTGTCTGGTCTCTTTCCGCAGTGATATGGTGGGTACGTAAGTACCCACCATATCTTTTTGTGCACGGAAAGGAAGATCAATGGGGTTTCTTGACGATGTTGGGGGTAAGTTCGGTGCCGCCCTTAGTAGTTTGGGGGAGATTCTTGGAGCGGACCATTCCGATACGCTCGATAATCTCTCGAACATTTGGAATGAGATGACCGATTTTGCGGGTGGTTTCGATTCTAAGATGACCGATCTTAATTCGATGCTTGAGGAGAAGGAGAAGATGATCTCTGACCTCAAGGGTAAGAACTACGACCTGCTCATGGCGCAGCCCGGCAGTGACCCGAGCGATGCTGCGAGTAAGATGCCGGGCGAGGACGGTGCGCCCGATTACGAGGGCGTCACGTTTGATGATCTCATTTCCACTAGCGACTCTGACGATGAGGAGAAGAAGTAATGGCACGGCGGTATTACGGTAAGGTTCGTAACGCGGATAACGTTAATATTCTTAACGCTATTCGCAACGACGCTTCGCTCGATTACCACAAGCGAATTCCTGCTGCGACTAAGGGTAATGTGGCTGACGTCGCTGATGCTATTTTCAGTTTCCGTCCCCACAAGAACGAGTTTATTGAGTCCCTTATTAACCGTATTGGGCTCGTGTACGCTCGCAACTCGATCTGGTATAACCCCCTGAGTGAACTCAAGCGCGGTGCCCTTGAGTTCGGCGACACCATCGAGGAGATTCAGGTCGGTATCGTCAAGGCTAATCACTACAACCATGACCGCGATTACCTTGAGCGTGACATCTTCGCTCGCGCTGACCTCGATATCGCCACCGCTTTCCATACTGTGGACCGTGAGGACTTCTACAAGATCACGATTGACGATAACACGCTCAAGCGCGCTTTCCTCGATCCCTCCGGGCTTGACCAGTTGACGCAGCAGATCATGTCCTCCCCCACCACGGCGGACAACTGGGATGAGTACCTCATGATGAGTGCACTTTTCCGGGTTATGGATAACAAGTATCCCATGTTTAACGTGAATGTTCCTGACGTTGCCAAGATGGATTCCACGGAACCTCAGGCGCGTTCTCTGCTGCGCAAGATTCGGGCCACGGCCGGGAACATGCAGTTCCTCAGCACGCGCTTCAACGGCGCTAAGATGCCCATTGCGGCTAAGCCTGAGGACCTCATCCTGTTCGCTACTCCTGAGGTCAAGTCGGGTCTTGATGTTAACGCGTTGGCCGTCCTGTTCAACGTTTCCTACGCTGACGTTCCGTCTCGTATTATCGAGATTCGTCAGGAGGATATTGCGATGAATGGTGTTCAGGCTTTCCTGACCACCAAGGATTTCTTCGTCATCGCGGATACGTCCCTTGAGACCACGAGTGAGTTTAACCCGATTTCTCGGCAGACTAACTTCTTCCTCCACCACTGGGAGATTATCTCCGCTTCCCCGTTCGCCCCTATTGTCAAGTTCTCTATCGCTCCCGATACTGCTCGGGACTCGATTGAGATTGCGTCCACTGTTGCTATTGACCGGCTTCAGTTCGTGATTGACTCTAGCGAGCAGGACGTGCGTAACGTGGATAAGACCAGTGCCCGCATGGTCAAGGGTGGTACGGCCCAGTTGGAGGCTGTTATGACGGGGCTCAAGGCCGGCCAGGAGGACATTGAGTTCACTGAGCAATGGTCTATCGAGGGGAACAAGGATACCGGTACCCGTATTGACAATGACGGTCTTATCTACATGGCTCCGAGCGAGACCAGTCAGTCGGTCGTTGCGCGCGTCAAGGTGTCTTGGATTGACCCGTCTACCGGGAAGTTCGTCACTAAGACTCAGCAGTTGAACATTGTCCCCAAGGACAATGTGGCTGGTCTTAACGGATGACACTCTCCTATACTGATGGGCACCGCCCTCCTGGGCGGTGCCCATTTCAGTTTGGAGGAGATATGCCGACCGTTAATTCACTGCCCAACGGCGCTTCATTCGGCACTCAGTTCGATTATTCAGTGTGGGGCCCCGGCACTGAGGTTACTTTGTGTAACGCGCCGTGGGACTCGATGTACAGGGACGTGTATTGGTTTGACAGCACAGAGGAGACGATTAAGTACATTCAGGTCTACAATAAGAATCGGTCACTACCTACTGTCTCTATTAAGAACCTGACTTATTGTGCGCAGAATGTTCCCGTTAGGATTAATGTCCCGTTCAGTGAGGCTAATACGTTCAACTATCTTATTGTTCAGAACAGCGCCTTTCCGATTTCTCAGAAAAATCGTGCCACAACTTTCTTCTACTTCATTCAGTCGATTGAATACATCGCTCCGGAAACTACTCAGTTGACCATCTCGCTTGACGTTTGGCAGACATATCACCGTCTCGTAAGTTTCGGTGACGCTTTTATTGAGCGCTCCCATATGCTGGAATATGCAGATCAAAAATTGAGATTCGACAAGTTTAGCAGCACTGGCAAGTGGCCTTTCTTTGCAAGGAACAATTTAAAGGTTGCAGAGGGTTTCGACCTTGGCGAACGTCACATGATTTATCGTTCGTGGATTAGTTCACTTAGTGACGATTTTGGCGAATTCAAAAACCGCTACGATTTCACCGCCATTATCATCTCTTCGACCAACCTTGAGGGCGATCTCGGGACAACTGGCAACCCATCATTGTCTGCTGCATACGGGTCAAATGTTCAGTACAACGTACCGAATGACACTGGAACTGGCGCAAGCAGAAAGGGTGGTAGTGCCGTATCGGGGGCAACCGTCTATCAGTGTCCGCTAGACAAACTTCCTGCTGTTATGAAGGTGTTGAGCGATGCACCTTGGGTTGCGCAGGGTATTCTTGATATTTATTACGTACCTAAACCGGCAGTAATTGTTAATCCCGCTAGAGGTAAGGCAGGTGATGCTGGTCTAGGTGTCGTTTCGGGCGTAGTAGTCCAGAAACCTGTTAAGTTGACTGAGGACATTACCTCAGTTGACCACCTTAAAGACTTTAGAGATGGTGCAATGTTCAATGAAAGACACCTCACCCTTCTTGAAAGGTTTGGAAAGTTTTTCACGTCCCCATACTGCTATTACGAGGTGTCTGCAAATAACGGTCAGACAATTACTATCGCACCTGAGCAACTGAGGTATCACAGTTCGATTGGAATGAGGTTTGAATATCATATTCTTCCTCCGTCGCCTAGAATTGTCGGCTACGTCTACGGACTTAACTCAGCCGTTAAGACGACGTTGTGGAAAGGTGATATGGAGTATGTTAATGAAGCCATTGTTATTGACAACTTTCCTCACGTACCCGTTGTTAACGACCAGAGCATGATCTGGTATGCCAGTAACGCTAAGTCGATTGCTCAAAGTCGATCCGCCGCTACTTGGGGGCTCGATAAGTCCACTCGCGCCACCGATACGTCGTTCGATGCAACTATGCGTGGCATTCGTACGGGCAACGCCATTATGAACAACAATTTGGGCGCTCAGAACCTTAATACAGCGCTGGCTAATACCGCTCAGATGGCTCACCAGCAGGTGAACAGTGCCAATCGTGCGATCTCCGGTATTGGAGGTGCTGTCGGAACCGCGTTCAGCAATCCGATATCTGCTATCGGTCAGTTGGGTGGGTATGTTCAGGGGCAGGTAACGTCTGATATTTCTACTAGCATTGACATTAATGCTAGAAATCTGGGAAATGTTATTTCACAGAATCTTACTCGCGCTAACCAGAGTGAGCAGAACATGCTCACTGGCACTAACGCGGCCGCTAACCGCGATCTAGCCAAATGGGCCTCACAGGGCGACTATCAGCAGCAGATTGCGAGTATTAATGCTTCAGTGAGAGATGCTGAAATTACTCCTCCCACCGTGTCTTCATCTATTGGCGGCGACGCGTTTAACTGGTTGATTAATGGTGCAATTATTCAGACAAGAATGAGAATGGTGTCACCTGACATTATCCTCAGGCAAGGCGCGTTCTGGGAGCGGTACGGATACGCTGTAAATACGTTTATCAACAAACTTCCGTCAAAGTTGCGCTGTATGGATCGTTTTACTTACTGGAAGTGTCAGAACGTTAGGGTTACGTCTAGCAGTACACCTCAAACTTATATTGACACGCTACGGGGCATTCTTGAAAAGGGCGTCACTGTATGGCACTCTCCTGTATCCTCAGGTGAGACTACTGCTAGTGTTGCAGAGAAGAACAGTCCGATTAACTGGGAGAAGACACAATGAGTAGAACCGATTTCGTCGGAGAGGCGATCTACGCGCCTTTCCTTAAGGAAATGACCGTCGAACCGGGCAAGTATCGCCGTCAGGTTCTTGTGAGGATGTACGCTCGCGTATTGTCCGAAATGTGTATGAACCGGTATCACTGGACCGGTCTTCCCGAGGAGATTGATCCTCGGTTTCTTGAGATGACTTTGTTCTCTCAGGGATTGTCAGTGTTTTTCTGGGACGACGAGTTCAGCCGTTATTTCGCATTACGCGGTTCCGGTATGGGTACGCCCAATATGTATAACAATCCGACTGAGTTCATTGTCTACGGGAACACAATGGTCAACAAGACAATGAAGGCTGATCTCTGTGTTCCTATCTGGAACAACTATCTGCGCACCGGAGATACCGACATTATCGGCGTGTACGCCAACCGTCTCGCAGAGATTGACACCACCACTGAGATTGACCTCATTCACATGAGAGTCCCGATCCTCCTGACGGCTGACACGAACGAACGCAAGTCGGTTATGGATGCGTATAAGCAATTGGCTGAGGGTAGTCCTATGATTGCTGAGGTGTCCTCCGCTACCGGATTAGGGACTTTACAGGACAAGATTAGTTCCATCTCCACGGGGATCAACAAGGACTATCTCCCTAACGTGATGGAAGCAAAGGTTAAGACCTGGAATGAGGCGCTGACTCTCCTGGGGATTATGAACGTCAACAGTTCCAAGAAGGAACGAATGGTCGTTGAGGAAGCCAGCGGGTCCTCCGGTCAGGTGCTTGCCATGCGTGCCGTTAACCTACAAGCGCGCAAGTACGCGTGCGAGTGGATTAACGCCAAGTACGGGCTGAATGTTGACGTCACGTGGAACCTCGATGACTCAGCCGGTACTACGGACATGCAAGAACTCAACCCAATGACCGAGATGAACCCGTTTGCTGACCAGGAATCTGTGAACAGCACCGATCTGGGAGGGCCCAATGAGTAACTACACAACTGAACTGAGAAAGATTAGTGAACGTCTAATCGATGACGCGTTATCCCACTACCCCATTTTCTCAGAGGAATACCGCAAACCGCTGAACACTAAGATCAAGCAGCACTTCTGGTTCAATGAGATCGGGCACGAGACCGTCGATATCTTCCTCTTCCAGTTGAAGGTGAAGATGAATGAGATCATGCCATACTACAACCAGATGTATGAGGCGGAACTCGTGAAGCGGGACCCGTTCCTCACGGTACGCATGACCTCGAAGAACACGAGCACTGGCACCACCAGTGCCACCACGGAGTCCAGCGAGCATGGGTCCTCCACCTCCTCCACGGACGCGAAGTCCCGGGCCGTCCAGTCAGAGACACCTCAGGTGATGCTCTCAGGCAATGGCGACTATGCGACCGGTGCGGCGGACTCGACGTCACTCACCGGCGTCAAGTCGTCGTCGGACGGGAGCGGGTCTCAGCGCTCGACGTCCAGCAGCGACGGGAGCGGCACAGGGACTCAAGAAGGTTTCTCGGGCTCTATGGCGTCGCTTATCCAGGCACATCGCGACGCCATCGTCAATGTCGATATGATGGTGATTGCCCAACTCGAACCACTGTTTATGCTTGTTTGGACGCCGCCAACTGACATGATTGGAGATAACTACTATGGCTACTGATCCCCGCGTTTCCGCTATTGACGCGGCCCTGTACCGACTGAGCCCGCCCACCACACCATACTCCACACCGTTCACCTACAACAACGGGCTGACGGTCCTGGAAATTCTTGAGCGTATTCGTCAGGCCGTCATTGACACTATCACCTATGCTGAGAGTTTCGGCAAGGAAGTGGAGGGGATAGTCAAAAAGATCAACATGACCGCTGAAAAGTGGGCCAAGGACTCGAAACAGAAACTAGATGAGTTCGAGTCATTCCTCAATGACTCCCGAGTTGAGACCGATAAGAAGATCGCGGCGATGAACGAACTCATTGAGTCGTTCAAGGCCCGCCTTGTAGATGCGCGCTTCGACCGTATCGAGAACGGTGACTACGTTGACGCGCCCATGAAGGACTCTTCTCGTATCCAGGTTGTCACCAAGCAGCGTGCCGAGAAGATCGATGCCGCTATCGAGAGGGTGAAGGCGGACGTCAAGACGACTCTTGCCACGTACTACACGAAGACGGAGGCTGACGATAAGTTCCTTGAGGACCCGAAACTCACTGAGGGTGTGGTGTTCGGTTCGTCTAACGCAACGATTGAAGCCTCTCGGTGGACTGAGCAGTTATGCCGGGATATGGGTGTGAACCCGAACGTTTACGCACTCGGCGGCGGCGGTTTCACCTCAACACCTGACAACAACTTCATTACTCAAGTAAATAACGCGCGTGCACAGATGAGTGACGAAAAGAAGCGTGCCACCAAGTATGTCTTCCTTATTGACATGCTGAATGACATTCGTGCTCAGAACTCCGTCACCAGTCAGGCAGGCACGTTCTTCTCACTGGTTCGCCAGTACTTCCCGAACGCGACCATCTACGTCCTCCCGGTCACCTATAACGAGGCATCGCTCAACGAGTACGTTCAGATGGCTCGTAGTTGTGTATCTCGCACCTATGAGGTGATTAATGCAGGCAAGCCCTATGGGGCTATCGTTTGCGAGGGCTCTAGGTCCTGGCTGCACTTCGGTAAGGAGCAGGCTAAGTTATGGGATCAGGGAGAGGACAATGTTCACATGACGGACGCGGGCTATCGTCACGTTCGCCAGTTGTTCGTGAACTGGATTCACGGCGGTCCCTCGTTCCTGAATCCGCCGTCCTATGACCTTCACCCGCTTTCAAACAGCACGATTCAGCATGACTACAACTACCTGAACTGTGAGCGTCACGGCGACTTCGTGAATATTCAGGGCACGTTTAAGACGGGAGGCACCGATGTAGGTTATGACGCTAAACTTATGGACCTGCCTGGCTGGGCCCGCCCGTATGACGGAGTAATGTCACCGATTATCGGCAACGACCGTACCTACAAGTACGTGTATGTTGCTAAGACTGGTGGAATGCACGCGGGCGATATCCTCAAGGCCAACCAGACATACCAGGTGAATATGACCTACCGCATCTTCTAGGGGTAACAATGGCGTGGGATGAGACAGCAAAGAAAGTAGCCATTAAGGCTATCGGCACAGTTGAATCGAGTATGAAATACGACTCAATCAACTACAACGACCCAATCACCGTCGGTATCGCACAGTGGTACGGACCGCGAGCAGCAGACATCATTAAGAAAATGGGCGCTGCTCACGCCACGGAGTTCGCTGGTGTTGCCTCATCCCTTAAAGCCGACCTGTCCTCCCACGGAAACGACTCGTGGTGGACAAACAGGTGGCTGTCCAAAGCAGAGGGAGATTCACTTCTCCCTCTGCTAAGGGCAGGTGTCAAGGAGCAGGACGCGCAACTGGTGGCTGACCTTGAAGGGTACTTCCAGGCGGCCCGCAATCTGGGAATTGACCCGAACACTAACACCGACTCTTTCATTTACTGGTGCGTGGCGTACCACCAAGGACCGCGTTACGCGATTCGCGTCGCTAACAACGTCGGCGGTAACGCGTCGCTGGACGCCTTTCACCACGCCACGCTCAATGACGGCGTGCTCGGAAAGTACCCAAACAGGTACAACCAGGCATACCAGATCATCAAGAACAAGGACACGTCCGGTGTATCAACGCCAGGTGCTCCGTCACCGTCCCGTCCCGGAAACGGTGGCAGCGGGGGAGCGACTAACGGTGGCTCCAACGCCGGTTCGCTCACGCGCGCTTGGACGGACGGGAGCGGGCTACTACACCTCACCACCACCTCAGGAGTGGTCACCGGCTACCCGACGGGGAACAGCCGTCAGTGGCTGACCGGCTCGAACACCGTGAGCAACGGGGGCAGCCCGGCAACTCCGGGCAATGCCGGGGGAGGGGCGGCCGCTCCTCCGCCTGCTGGTGGGGGAGGGGACGCTGCATCGAAGCGCTGGGCTGTTTATAAGTGGATGTATGACCGGCAGATGAAGTTCGCCTATCTACAGGCGCCGGGGCGTCTTAATCCTGACCAGTCCGGTTTCGGCGACTGTTCGAGCACTATTTACCGCGCCTACATGGATACGGTAGGGATTAACGTTGGTACTTGGACGGGTGACCAGTACAACCGTGGCACGGAGGTTGTTAGGGGTTACGGCCATCCCACTCCTGCGCAGATTGCGCAGATGACCACGGCGGATATGATTGTCATGAGTTGGGGTGGGGGATATCCCCACACGGACCACGTGGAAATGTATACGGGCGACGGCTCTCACACTATCGGTCACGGTGGGCCTAGATCCGGCCCGCACATTAACTCAATCTTTATGCTTGACGGCGCTGCGTGGTGGACTGTCAGGCGTCATATCATGTAGGAGAGGAAATGGATAACCAGATTACCCACTATTACGATTTCAGTCGTATCAGGTCGTATAACGCGCGCTACCTCATGATCGTAGGCAGCCGCGGTACCGGCAAGACTTACGGCGCGAAGAAGATCGCAATTACCAATGCGATCAAGAAAGGTGAGCAGTTCATCTACCTCCGCCGTCACCGCGTGGAGCAGAAAGGGCGCTTCACGTTCTTCGACGATATCGCTCACGAGTTTCCGGGCTACGAGTTCGCCGTGCACGGGAACGACGCCGTCATGCGTATGGAGGGGGACAAGAAGTGGACAGTCATTGGCTATTTCTCTGTGCTCAGTACCTCTCAGGCCCAGAAGTCGACGGCGTACCCGCTGGTGACCACGGTGATCTTCGATGAGTTCATTATCGAGAACCCACAGATTAGGTACCTGAATGATGAGGTGCGCGTCTTCAACAACTTCTACCTGACCGTAGACCGGTACAAAGACAAGACGACGGTTTTCATGCTCTCCAACTCTGCGAGCATTATGAATCCCTACATGCTCAAGTGGGACTTACGCCCTAACTCAGAGTTCGTCAAGGCCGGTAACGGCTTCATCGTCTGCCACTTCGCAGATGACACTCAGTTCCGTAATGACGTGGCGCGCACACGTTTCGGTAAGTTCGTCATGAGTACCGATGAGGAGTATGCGAACTACGCCATTAACAATGACTTCAAGGACAATAACTCCGACTTCATCGGCAAAAAGTCGGGACGTGCCGACTATTATTGCACCATTAGGACTAAAAACGGTTGCTTCTCAGTCTGGACGGACCTTCCTATGTTCACCATACAGGAGTACCGGCCCAAGAAGGAGAACATGTATTGTATTGACCACAAAGTCATGAAAGAGGGTGACATCTATGTGAAACCAAACGACCGAATTATGCAGATGTTACGCAACCGATGGAGGAGAGGGCTCATCCTGTTTGACTCCCCAAAGTCCCGAAACACCTTCACGGAGATTTTTAAATGACGCCCCATATCGATATCGGAATAGTCGTCGGCATCATCACCATCATCGGAACGCTTGTCACCGTCGGCCGCTGGACCTACCGCGAGTTCAGGTCGCTAGAGTGTCTGCTTGAGGACTGGCACGGAGAGCCTGCCCGTCCCGGCGTCCCTGGAAGATTGGGGGTAATGGAAAGGCTGGACAGTATTGAGAAGAAAGTTAATTCCGCTGCTTTTAATTCTCGCCCTAATCACGGCACAAGTGCTTTTGATGAGCACACCCGCCTACTGAACCAGATTCTAGAAAGGATCAACAATGAACAAGGCAATTGACCTCCTCACCTCACCCAAGACACGAATGTGGGCCTACAACCTCATGATCGCCGTCATGGGATACCTCACCGTACGTGGATACCTCCGCTCCGATGAGACCGCCGCCCTCACCGCAATCGGCGCCGCCCTCTTCGCCGTCGCATCCGTAAACGTTGACCACACCAAGGGAAAGCACGAGACCGAGTAATGGCAACAGCAGCAGAGTTCATCGGAGCATGCGCCAACGAAATCGGGTACAGCCGATGGGAAGATAAAGCACAGGGCACCAAGTACGGGCGCGACTACGCAACCCGCCACGGCGCCGTATTCGGACAGAGCGGCGTCCCATTCTGCGATATGGGAATGACCTACTGCCTCCGAGAAGTCGGCGTCACCGACTTCGACAGCGCCTACGTACCCGCCCGCGTCAACACCGCACGAGCACGCGGCTGGCTCGTACCCTACGGGTCAGCCCGTCCCGGAGACATGGTCACCTTCGACTGGAACGACGACGACGAGGACGACCACATCGGCTGCGTCGAGTCCACCGACTCCACAGGCGTCAACACCATCGAGTTCAACACCAGTGAGTTCTCCTGGGATGACGGGGGACTGGTCATGCGCCAGCACCGCCCATGGAGCCACCTCAGCCACTGCATCCGCGTCCCCTGGACCGACAGTGGTGTGGGCTCCATCATCCCCGCTGAGCGACGCCTAGAGGACGTCCAGCGAGCCATAGGCGCCTACCCAGACCACGTAATCGGCCCGGACACGCGCAAGCGGCTCCTAGCCGTCGTCAGCGCCTCCACATGGGGCGGCTCCTCGTTCCCGTTCGGCGTCCAGTACGTCCAGAGCGTCATCGGCACCGAGCAGGACGGCGTGTGGGGCGAAGCCAGCGCCGCGGCCCACGACAGGACCGTGGAAGCCATCCAGCGCGCCCTAGGCGTCGAGGACGACGGGGTGTGGGGACCTGATACTCAGGCCGCCTGGCAGACCCTCAGCGACGCTTCTGAGCAGGTCTGAGAGCACAAGGTAAGACCCCGGTCACCATCATGGTGGCCGGGGCCTTGTCGTAGGAGAGGAGGACCTACCCGCTCAGTATTGCACTGGGATGTAGGTGGTGGCAACACCGAGCGCGAAGAACGTGAACCCAATGGTCATCACAATAATCATCGCCACACAAAACAGAATTACCATCATCATCATGTCAGGACGTTTCATCGCTCTGCTCCTTTCGTCTTAGCCATGTACGTAAGCACTCCGAACATTTGAAGTTCAGTCAAATAAATAATGTCTCCCCTATTAGTCGACTTACCATAACGACCAACCAAATCGTAGAACCGTTGAGACGTGCTAGCCACATACCACTCATCGCCGCCACGTAACACGTCAATCTTGAAACCGTTCATTTTGATTGCACAACGCGAAGCGTCAACAAAATAGACAATGCCAGAACACGATGCAATCACCTTAAGCATATTAGGCGAAAGACACAGCCAATTGCTGTTTATTGAAGACGAGCCGTATTTATAATTAAGACACGCCTTAGCAGACTCCACCT